GTCGATGAATACCTGCACCGTACCTGCGGAAAAACTAACGAGCGCCCCTGCGTTGCTTGAGCCGGTCACGGCGGTGCGGGTCAACGTGTTCCCAGACGTGGTGTAAGTGCCCAGCCCCGTCTCCCAGTTGCCGGTTGGGTTGCCGTTGCTGTCCACCGCCTGAATAGAGTAGTAGCAAGTGCTGCCCGTCGAGCATACAGAACCGAACGACTGGAACCCGGTCATCGCCCCCGCGAGCGACAGCGGGTTTGTTCCCGTCACCGTCGCGCTCTCTTTGACGCGATCTGCAATAATCAAGGTCATACGAAGAACTCCTGCACGGTAGGTGCGGTGATGTAAAGGTTGCGTACTACGGGGGCGACGACATAGAGTTCTTGGATCAGCCCAGGCTGCTCGGCGGTAATGGTTACGCTCGCAGAGACAGTGCCGACTGCGCCCGTCGCGACGTTTCCAGCGAGCGCGGTGATCGGTGCGGCAGCGCCTGTGCCGCCAGCGCCGTTGTTCCCTGCCAGCGCTGAAGAAATGGTTGGCGCGGTTAAGCCCGCCGCGCTTGTGGCAGTAATTCCTGCGAGACTTGCGGCCCGCGCCTGAGTAATAGCGCCGACGCCGCCTGCACCACTTGCGCCGGCGAGCGACGAAGAAATGGTCGGCGTAATTGAACCGACTGCACTCGTACCAGCCACCCCTGTGGGCGTCAGCGAGGTAGACGATATGGCAGAGCCAACTGCGCCAGTCGCAGCTAGGCCAGTGACAGCAAAGGTTTTGGAGGGGATAACTGTTCCGACCGCGCCCGCGCCAGCCATACCACTGAGTGCAGCGCCTCCTGGGATGATGACTGCGCCCGTCGCAGCTGTGCCAGATACGCCGGTAAGTGCTGAGGAGGTAGACGCTGTAGCGGAGCCGACTGCGCCCGTTCCGGCCACGCTGGTTATAGCTGCAATTCTGGACGAGGTGAGCGATCCAGCCGCCCCCATTCCAGCCACGCCCATAAGCGCAGGAGATGTCGCTATCTGCCCGGTTGCTCCCGCGCCTGCGACGCCCGTGATCGCCGAGGCCGAAAATACCGAAGCTGTACCTACTGCCCCCGTACCGGCCACACCTGTCAGTGTCGAGGAGATAGACGGAGCCGCTACCCCTACCCCGCCCGTTCCCGCTACGCCGGTCAGCCCGACAGCAAGGGAAGAAACTGCTGTACCTACTGCCCCCGTACCGGCCACACCTGTCAGTGTCGAGGAGATAGACGGAGCCGCTACCCCTACCCCGCCCGTTCCCGCTACGCCGGTCAGCCCGACAGCAAGGGAAGAAACTGCTGCACCTGACGCCCCCGTACCGGCCACACCGCTCACAGCTTGCGAGTACGCTAACAATCCCGACGCGCCCGTACCGGCAACGCCTGAAATCGTCGGAGCAGTCGTGTGTGTTACGCCACCAGCCCCGCCCGTACCGGCCAGCCCCGCGAGACCCATCGCCAGCGCGAAGAGAACCGAGCCGACCACGCCGGACATGGAAACACCCGTCAACCCAACGGTGACGTTTCTGTTTCCTGTCTGCCCCGCGAAAGGGGCGCTTGCGACCGGCGAAAAGCCAAGCATGGCGAGCTACCCCTGACGACGTGGTTTAGTTGATTTGAACGAGCGCGTTGCCAGTGGTGTTCGCTGGCATGGTCAACGTGAATGTGCCAGCAGTCACCGTCTGCGCACCGAACGTGTACACGCCTATCGCCAGCGAGCCGGTCGAAGACGCGTTGTACAGCAGCACCGTGTCGAACGCGGTAGTCAGAGTCACGGTCGGGTACACAATGGAAGCCGATGGCGTCCACAGCGCACCTGTGCCGGACACTGATGGCGCAGTCGCATTTGTTACCGTTACGCCGCCTGCGGTGTACCCAGTGCCGGTCACTTCGCCTGTCGTCGAGTACGCCGTAGTAGCCGCGCCCATCGAATTGTTCGTCACAAACAGCGCGGCTTTCACCACGTCTGCGGTCGTGACAGTACGCACGCTGTTCGCGGACTGGGTACCGAGAGCGTGGGTGCCTTTCAGAAGCTCAGACTTAAAACTGGAGGGCATTGCTTGTACGTTGGCCGACATGATGAAACCTCTCTATAAAATTAATTAGCCAATGGCGGCTGTGGAACCTTCTGCCCAGACCAAGGGCTTCTTCAAAGTCATGTGAACGTCGTTCTGCACCACCGCGCCGAACAGCTTGTAGCCCGTGATGGTCGTGGTTTCGGTTTCGTTGTCGAGCACGACCTGAAACGGCTCAAGCGCCATGTCGTCGATTTCGCAATTCGTTCCATTGATGCTGCAAGTGATCTTTGCCATGTCAGTTCCTAGTTGATAGTGATGGTGCCCGCAGCCACTTGCGTCGTGACACCTGACGCGAGGGTGATCTGCAGGGAGAAGTAGCCGGTCGTCCAGGTGAGGCCGACCGTCGAGAAAGAGGGGGTGATCGTCATGCCGACAGGATCGACGGTGATGCCTGAGCCATTCGTCAGACTCAGCAGCACGTTCCCGACCTCCGGGTTCGGGTTGTCGAGGATATTCATCACCGCCGTCGCGCCGGTCAAAACAACCGGCGTGGAGTAGACCAAGAACCCGCCTGACGTGTAGGGCTGGTAGCCCGCGCTGTTGACATCGTTCAGCGCCACCGTGTTCGATGACAGCACGCTGACTGCCTCCCAGTCGCGCTCGCGCGGTGGGTAGTTGTTCGTGTTGATCTGGTTCATGCCGCCTGCGGATACGACTGATGCGCGCCAGCCAGTGACCATGCCGTGACCGTCCGCCGTAATGACAGCGGGCGCGGCGTTCGTGATGCCTGTGACCGGCACGCTCGTCAGCACGTCAGTACCCCAGCGGAGCACGACCACGAACGTCTCCCCAAGGGCGACATTCAGGCAGAGGTTGTCCAGGTAGCCCATGATTAATCCGGCATGTAGCCGACGGCGAGCTGCACGTCGTTGACGGTCGCGTAGGTTGGCGTACCGATGACCTCAAGCACTGCATAGAACGCTGGGCTGGCACCGGAGAACGCCTTCGCGCAGTCCGCTGTGGTTTGCGCAACGGTCAGACCGCCGACAGTCGTCACGTCGGTCAGGTGCAGAATGCCGATGACCTTGCCGAAATCTGCGGAGTTGATCGTGATCGCTGCGCGATCCGTGAACGTCGAACTGGCCGGCAGCGCGTTAAACAGGATCAGGTTGTAAGTGCATGTCTGCGTACCAGCGCAGTTCACCTGGGCGTCGAGTATGCGCCCTGATGTGGACTGGACGGGCGATACCGGGATCGTGATCAGGCCCCCGACGCAGTACGCGCTTGTATAAGCGGCAGCGGTGACGGTCAGGGCTATCGGGGCGAGCTTGGTGTTCTTCGACATGTTCAGCCTTAATAAACGCGTGGTCTGTAGTGAGAGCCTCCACCGTGCATCGGGATGCCGCCGTAAGCCGTGATGCGTGTCTTGTGCATGGCGCGGGCTTTTTCCTTCAGTGCCTCGCCGCAATATTCTTTGAACTTCATCTCGAAGTCCGCAGCCCTGCCCTTGTCGAATGTTTCCGCGTCCTGCTTGCTGTAGCCGCGATACTTCATCCAGTACATCAGGCCATCTTTATGCTGCTCGTCGACCTCAAGCTCTTGGTCGCCTTCGTCGGTAATCCTGTGCAGCGGCAGGCGATCTACCAGCAGCTGCACGGTGTCAACAGTGGCCGGCGCTGGGTAAAACCGCGCATACTCCGGCTCCATGCCGATAATCAAATACTCTGGCATGCCCGTTCGCCCGTCGAATCGGATACGTCGGGTACGCATATCCTCGAAGTTGATGACCTCGATCAGCCTGCCGTCCGAGACCCGGTACGCATCACGTATCTTCAGAATCCGCTTGTCGATCTTCACCCTGTCCGTGGTGAGCGTCATCGGCAGCATCGTGAAGGGCGACGTGGTATCTGCCAGCCCCCCTATCAACTTGACGAACTTGTTCTGTGCGCTATCGACGAACCCGTACACTTCTTCATCGGACCAAAGATACGGCTCTACCGTATCGTTCATCTCGGTGCGGAACATCTCGTACAGGTCGTCGGAGTTCATGCTTCGCTGCCGCCCTTGCCTTCTTTGAACTCCTGCCACAGCTTGTCGCGCTCTTTGCTGTCGAGTACGAAGCCCAGCTGCGCGGTCAGCGCCTTGATATGCGGTACGCCGGTACCCATGAAGCTGTCGCGCTTGGCGCCGTTCACCATCTGCTCGAACGCTTCCATAATCGTGGCTCTGCGGGCGACTGGGTCTGACGGCTCCCTCGACTCGAACGTCTTTGGCTCGGGTAGTTCTTCCTCCGGCTGCGCGCCGAGGGCAAGTACCTCTGGCCACATACCAGGCGGCACATGGGTGCTGACGCCCTTCTTGAACTCGACGGAGCGCCCTGAGAGGGATCGCACCGTCTTGTCTCTATTCAGTGTGAAATTCATGTCGATGGTCCTAAGTAATTAGAAAACAGGGGCCGAAGCCCCTGGCTATTCACCCAGTGAAACTTAGGTGATCTGCACTTCCTGAGCGCGTCCGTCGATGGTGTACATCACGCGAATTCGGAACTTGCCTGCTGTGGCGTTAGCCACGGTGTAGGCGAGCGTCATGCGCAGGTTCGAGCCTGTATTCGGGTCTTCCGTGACCAGAGACGTCAGGGTCAACGCTGTACGGCCAGTTGCCATCAGATTGACTGCGGATAGTAAATCCGTAGTCGAACCGGCGATACCAAGTGAGAGCGTGGCGGCGGTACAGCCGGCATAGGCGGTGTCGACGATCAGCTCACCACCCGTAATCACCGCGCCTGTTGGCATCGGGATACAGTCGAATGTGATGGTGTTCGCTACTGGGCCGGTCAAGCCGGCTTGCGTAGGGTCAGTAGCCAGGGCCACCGTGGACCCCAGCGTTTCAGCAACCAAGCTAACCGAGTCATAGACCCAATTGTTATAGTTGCCGATGAACTGAGCGACCAGCGGGTACTGGGCAGAACGGGATGCGATGAGATTCATGGCTGGTTATCCTTATTTCTGAGCGACGTAGCACGACAACACACCGAAATCCTGCACGGTGTTGTTGTTGTAGATGTTGCCGAAGCGTGGTTTCAGGAAGCCCAGGATTTTGCCGACGGCGATAGCCTGTTGGTTCTCGAAGTCGAATCCTTTTTCTTCCCACTCTGGGGCACCGATGTCTGCCATGCCGAGCGCTTGAGCGCCACAGAACAAAATCTGAGCACCTTCGACGGTACCGGACGCGCCGTACTTGGAGCCGGAAGCAGCGCCAGTGGTACACGGTACGTGTCGGAACTCGTGCAGGTAGATACCATCGATCTTGACCGAGGAACCGGAGAACAGCTTGTCGTTCACGTCCTTGTTCTGCGAGTGCCGCAAGTTCAACAGGTAGGTCGGATCGAGCTTCAGGTTCGCCATCGCGGAAGGCGTCAGGAACGCGTGGAAAGTTTCTTCGCCGCTTTCCATTACGCCACGGATGTAGTTGTTCTTGGCGGCTGCTTTAAGGCCGACGAACATTTCCCATGACACTGTATCAACTGCAGTAACAGTGCTCGACGCACCACCGGCAACCAGCACCTTGTTGGTGTTGTCCCAGCGGAATACGCGTAGATTGGTCGGCGCAGTAACATCGGCAGCGAATTCGAGGTACGGCAGATCGGAGCCAACGCGCAGTGCGCCGTTGGTCTGGTAGGCGTAAGAGATGCCGCCCAGCGTCAGGAACGCCATCTGGTCGATACGATCCGAGAGCCAGTACGCCAGCACGTTGCGGGCATTGCCACGGAATTCGACAATAGACTTCTGATCGGCGATGCGACCTTCGTGGCGGTTAGCGTGACGCAGCTGATCGACGCGAATGACCTGATCAAAGGTCTGCATCGCTTCTTCGTTGCCTTCCAGTGTGCGGTCGCCTGCGATACCGTCACCGACCAAGTCGGCGAGCAGTGTAATTACGGCGCGTGCGCCCTTTTCGGATTTCTTCAGCTCAGTGATGTGCTGAACCATCGCACCGGGGCCGTTGCCCAGGAATTTGCCGATGAATGATTGGTTACGGGCATTCTTCCAGAGATCACGACTCCACATCGTTTTCTGGTTGTTGGTCAAAAGCCCAAAATTGGTCAATGCCATTTGGCACCTCCGTAAGTTGATTGAAATTAGTCACAACTGCTGCTGTGTCGAATTTCGTCTCGACCTACGAGGTGGCCCGTATCGGGAGCCAAGCGGGGTACTACATGTTCGTGATTCTAAAACAAAAATAGATAGACTGCAAGCAGTCTATCTATTTTATTAGACTCGTAAAGCTGGGTTTAGGCGCTTAGTAGTGCGTGCCACACAGCCGGTGCGTCGGACACGCAGAAGAACGTGACCGTCTTCCCAGCCGCCAACGCATAGGCGGCATTCACAGCCAGCGCGTTGATAGCATCGCCGACACCGGGGAAGACATTCAGGCTGTTCGCTGCAGCTGCATTAGCGACGGTAATCGAATTACCGGCAACCGCAAGGGGAAGCAGAACCGAATCGCCTGCTGAGGCCACTGTAGTGACACGGGCGATCTGGGTGGTGATAGGATACCCGGTGGTCTGTCCGCCGCCAGCATGAGCTGTTACGGCATCCATGTAGGTCTCCACGAAGAACCCTGGGGTGGACATGTTGCCCCCGGCGTTTCGTGGGCTGTTCATGGCTTGTTCTGCTGCGTCTCTTGATCCGATGCTCATAATTTTCTTTCAAGTGGTTGGTACGGTTAAGTATGGGGCCGGTTACAGCTCGTCGCCCCGCAGTTTAGCTAACGTCTTCTCGTCAATAGCCGCGAAGTCCTTCTGGCTCATAGCCATAGCGCGTTCAGCGGTCAACGCGCCGCCCTGCTCGTCGCTATTCACCCCGACTTTCGTCAGCGAGGCTGGGGTCTTGTTCACTGCGTCGATCCCTGCCTTCAGGGCGGCTTCCCTGCGGGCGGCAGCAACGTCTTCTTTTTTGACGTTCGGCGTCACTTCAGTCGCGATCTCCTGCTTCTTCGTGCCGGCACCGAGCATCTTGGTTACGGCTTTCTGCAGCGCCGCCGAGGGAGCCAGCCCTTTGCGCTCGTAGGTGGCCTTCAGGTCCAGGATATCTTCGACCTGCTCGCTGTCATATGCCTCGTCGTTAGGGTTCAGCACCGGGTACGCCGACTCCAGCCGTTCCACGACGGTGTCGTAGCGCACACGCTCGACTGCGCGCACTTCCGCCTGCTGCACCTTCATATCTGACTGGTACTCGCGCACATCCCGCTCCAGACGGCGAATTTCGCTCATCTTGGCAGTGGCCTTTTCGATCTCGCCGTCAGCCAGGAGCTTGTTGTACTCCGCCTCCAGGCCGACGATCTTCGTCTCGGCGGCATTCAAGTCCTGGTTGACCTTGACGACTTGCTCGCCCTGCTTGTACTTAGCCAATTCAGCGACGAGCGCGGCGCGCTCTGCGCGCTCTTTCTTGAGGATCGCGTCGTGACGCTCGAAAGGAACGGGTTTTTGCTTCGCTTTCAGCGCTTCGGCGGCTTTCTCTTCGTCCGTCTGGTCTAACTTCGTCTCGTCGACGACCTTGTCATCTTTGAGCGGATCAACAATCGTGGCAGGATCGACTTTGTCTGCCGGAGCACCGTCGCCGAGGGTGACTTCGTTGCCCCAGTCTTCAGCGCCGCCGCCTTCGTCGCCTGCGGCGTACATGAAGAAGGGGGCGAGGAGGAATTTTAGGAGTTTGGAGTATTTCATGTCTTTGTTCCTGGTTGTGGTTTAGGTTGGCTTCTCGCGGCGATTCTGTCGGAGACCGCCTTCTCCGCTGCTGCTTTTTGATCCAGCTGCGCTTTCATGTTCATCTCTTCCCGCTTCATCTGCAGCTCTGCGTGCAGCTTCTCCTGCTCCAGCTGGAATTTCTGCTGGGCCATCTGCTGCTCGTGCTGGAACTTCCGCTCGTTCAGGGCGATCTCCGCCTGCACTTTCGCCTGCTCTGCCTGGGACTCTG